ATATCCTTTCAGCGATCCGTTCACAACCATTGATGGCGTACTGATGTACTGATGCCAGTGACCAAGCCACAATGTTTGAAATGATTTCCCTGTCACCATGTACCGTGCATGTTTTCTCGCACGCATTCGCATAATCGGCGGGTAGATACCACCGATACCACCACCGCCAGAAACCTGATCACCGTGCGTTATCAAATGCCCGTAATCATAAATTTGAACAAGCGCATCAGCTGACTCTGGGATCGTGAATGTGACCCGTTTATCTTTCGTGAAACTCCGTTCAACCATTTTCGCAAGCAGCCAATCAAAGTTTGTTTTCACACGCTGCTTCATGCGTGGCTTGCGTGTCGTTCGCCCATGATTGCCAACAACAGAAACAACATGGCATTTCTTGAACTCTGTTGCCAGTAGCTCAACTGCAGCCGAAACCTGTTCAGCCCAAAACAGCAACGATCCAATCATGGTGTCCTCGTTAGTCAGAGCTAGTTCCTCGTGGATATCGCCAGAGAAAATGTCACCGCCCAAGATCAAAACAACACCGTCATAGTTCACACCCGATAGATAGTGGCGTGCCATCTTGATTACATTCTGTGTCCACTTCTCTAGGCGCATCATTGCGATTTCACGGTTGTAGGCGTTTAGCCCCTCCATTTCATCTGGGTTCACCACCTCGTCAAAGTGTGTGTCCGACAGCATGACAACGAGCGTTGCTGCATGGGTTTTCGGTTTCGCTGGTGCAAGCCACACTGGAGGCTGAACAGTCAGACCATCTACCTGATCAACAACAGACAGCGCACGCTCTAGCTCATCCAGTTTCGTTTGCAGTCGCACATTCTGGTTTGCATAGCTGTCACGCTGTTTGCGCAACCTCAGCAGCTCTCCGTTGTTCTCAGCCTCTAACGCCTCATTGATTTGATCGCCCAAGCTCATCAGATACCCTCTCTGTTTCGCCAACGCTGGATTGCGTGGCGTGTGACTTCGTGACCGTTGATCTGCAGCACCTCCGATATGACAGTAGGGGAGATTGTGATGTTGCGCAAAGCGCACACCAAGTCCTCTCTGTCCTCCCCCTGCATTGATTGAATCGCCAAATCAACGGATGATTGTTTCCCACCAGTATTAACTGGCGTTGCCTCTATCTGCTGTAACAGTTTTCCCATTCCCAACTTCCCTGTGATCTTGGATGTGATGTTCTAGCTTGTCATCCACCTTGTTCAAACCCTTGTAGATCATCCGTAGCTGCATCTGCACAACAGCATGATCCTCACGGTTCTCCAGTCTCGCTTCCTTGCTCTCCTTCTTAAATGATTGCATGAATCCGACAACAATTCCACCAAGCGTTGTTATACAAGCAACAGCTATCGCAGCAGCACCAGCATCCATCTACGCACCTACAACCACTTGCGCAGGCTGATTCCCCATAAAAACAGCCTTAATCTGCTCAGACGATTTCTTGCCATCAACTTCAATGTGAAACCAATCCCCGTTTGGTGCGCCATGAACTGTCTCCTTTGTGTACTTTTGCCATGCCATATCCCTGTCACATTTCGCAGCTCTGCCGTGTGGTGCAGGGAAATAGTCAATGATCATCTCAACACCCAACTCGTCAGCGTGCTTCACAAGATAATCCATTGCAGCTACAGCGTATTTGCGCCCGCCTTTAGCAGCACCCCGCTTTCCGTCACCCATGTTGCGCCATGAAATGTCGCACGCTCTCCCTGTTGCGTGAACAGAAAGCGATTCTTTGCCACGCATATTGCGAACGCCCCACGAACCGTTATTCCAGAGCGCAGGACTGTAAGCCTTGAACAACTCTTTCATCAGTGCGGTTAGCTGTGGATGCTCACCTGCTGCAGCACCATCTTTGTTGCCCGTGTATGGGCGTTTCATTTTGCAGCTTTCTTAGCTGCGATCTTTTTCGGTGTTGCCCCGAACGCTGCGTCAATTTCATCAGCAGTAAGTTTCCCATCAACAGAAGCCCTAGCCAACGATTCGGCAACTTTGAACACCGATACAGCACCAGCTAACGCTGCAGCCTTCCACAGTTCCAACTCTGGTGCGATAACAGACGCACCCGTGATCACACCCAACGCATTAGTAAGAAATAACGCAATAATTCTGCCTGCGACATCTTGAGCCTTTTTCATTCTGGATCGCCTTTCCTTAACATTGTTGCTACGAAGTGTACTAGAACCGTCAGACAAGTGATCCACAACGCTTGACGCAGGGTTGTTCCAGACAAAGTGAGCAACACTAACCCTGTTCCAGCCCACACCCAAGCGTTCTCTATCAGATAGTTGTGGATCTTTTTCATGTGCGCCTCGTAGAAACTGGAGAAGGTAAAGCCATCAGGATTGTAGTGCCTGCAACAATCGTGCGCCTTACAGCAACATTCACATTTGATCCAAGCGGAACATAGGTTGCGAATCCGTCATTACCGAAAATGTTAAGCGTTTCCTCAAACGCTTCTTTCACCTCAGTAGGAACAGCAGGATCGTTCATTGCATCAGAGATGACGGATGCCATTGACTCTGACAGTTGCGTTGGCTCAACCTGTTCAAATAGCTGTTGCGCCTGATCCCCTGTGATGGCTGCGAGCACATCAACAGAAGCGACTAGCTGCTCTGCTTGATCGCTGTTGAGATCGGCTTTCAATATTTGCTCAACCACCGCCTGCACCTCCTCTGGGGTTTCTGCCTCAGCCAAAACGGACAGAGCCTCTACAAACTGCGCTGGGGATAACGGTTCGTTTGGGGCATCCTCAGAGAGCACAAATGTTGGAGATGGGGCTTGCACCGTATCTGGAGGATCAAGCTCAACAGGGAGGCTTACAGGTGGCTCTGGGGAGATTGTGATGGCGGGGAGAAACACGGTTGTAGCCTGTTCCAATGATGTTGTTGTTGTCGGTTCTGTTGTGGTGGGTATCGGGATGGTCGTGGGGATCGTGGGTAGCTCTGTGGTTTGGGTTGGCAATAGGTAGATCTCTGGTGCGGAAGTAACCTGAACAGATGAAGTTGTTTGTTGGGCTGTTGTTGTTGTTTGTGGTAATTCCGTTGTGGTTACTACAACGGTTGATGGAGGAATAGATGAAGTTGCTGTTGTTGTGCTTGCTGGCATCTCCGTTGTCGTGGTACTTGGTGCTGTGGTTGTCGTTTCAAGCGTGGAAGTTGTCGCAGAAGCCAACGGTTCAGAAGTAAAAAACTCTGGTTGCACAATCGCCCAACCAGTGCTGTCAATGTTCCATGCGAGCATGAAGCAAGTTCCGCCACCGTTCTCATAAAACCAAGCATCAACGGGTTGAGTTCCCGCAGCTATATCAATCAAACCAGTTTCGGTAGCTGAACATCCCTGATCCTGCCAGACACCAAACTCTTGTGATCCGATCTGGATTGTTCCACCATCATCTGACGCAATCCAAAACTCAATCGTTTCATGCTCTGGGATCTGCAGATAACCCGTGTAGTGCAACATAAACGAATCCCAACCGCAATCACCAAACAAGTTCTGCTCATAATCCCAAGTCGCATTGATAAACGGTTCAACAGAGCTACCGCACAACGGGTAAGCAAGATCAGATTTTGTTGGCGGTATCTCCGTGATCTGATAGCCACGAACTAGCAGCCCTGTTTGTGATGCCTGTGCAGGCTGTGGTGCAAACAGGGCAAACAGTGCTACAGGCAGAAATATGATCCAACGACTAACTCTCATCTCGTTTGCCTATCGTGTTCCTAACATAATGCATACCTTCTAGCCCATAGACAGAATCTTTTACAGGGTTCATAGTGACGATATTAGCCAGATCGTGTTGAAATGATTTCATACCTAAAAACTTATAGATACGATCTAACTCCCTTTGAGTATCGCCAATCAAATCGTTGTAATCAACCAATAAGAAAGTGTCGGTGTCGTTGCTTTCAATAGCTGACTTCAAACCTGCCTGCGCCATTTGCAGTTCACTTTCAAACGGTGAGCCAAAGAAATCGTTGCGCCCGTTGCGCTCAAACAAAGACACAAACGACTGGACTACTTCATCAATGTCTCTTACGCAGCAGATAATCTTTGGAGTGTAATAGTGTTTCAACATCTTTACATTGAGTGGCAAAGTCCAAGCACGACACTTATCAATCACTATCGGGCGAGTCGTGTTGCTGTAATACATTGCAGGCAAACTGGTCACAATGTTTTCGGCTATCTGTTGTTTGTGTGCCGACTTGATTGCGTCACAATCTAAAGAGCGTTGTGCGTTCCACATCAGATCACATAAAGCCGATACACCTTCAGTATGTATCAACGGATTTTGATAGAGCAAAGTTGTTAGTAATGTGCTGCCACTTCTAGGAAGTCCACTAAGGAAGTGGAGTTTCACGCAGGTTTTGTATCAACCCAAGACAAGGTGATTTCATTCCAAACCCACCGCTCACGCTCTGTCTCAAACCCGTCTAAAAATGTTTGTGTCCAAGTTTCGTCACTTGGTTTTGCTGTAGGTGGTTTCCAAGTGCGTGAAGCCTCGTGCCAAATCCAAGAATCAAAAGGTGCAGCAGGTGAGAAAGTATCTGTGTCAGCATGGTACGAGCCACCCATCACTGCAGGGCGCTCATCAGAACCTTCAACATAAACAAAACCGTCACCGATTCGTGCTTCAATCTGTTCACGCACAGCGCTAATAACATTGACCACTTTACCCGTGCTATCTACTTGCGCCCAATCGGTAGCGTACTCAACATTTACTTCTCTCACAATGCGTACCTCACGATAACGATTCCACCTTTTGCTTCGCTTGGTCGTGCATCAGTGCTTGCACCACCACAGCCATAACTTCTTGCGCTTGTGCTTCCATCATTGTATGTACCTGAAATGCTGCTTGCGAATCCACCAGCACCCGTTGTTCCTCTTGTGTAACAACCACCATAAGAGCCACCGCATCCACCAGTGCCAACATATAGGTTTGCTAACTGAACGCTTGACACATAAATGCTTCCCCATGCTGTTACTCGTAAGTTGTCAAAGATTGGTGCATCACTGCAATCATTTGGTAATGCGACACCTAACCCACCAAATCCCGAAGTGTTGCGATAATCAGCGCCACCCATCCACTCAATAAGAGCAGACCCCCCAACTTGACTAGCACCACCACCACCACCACCACCACCGAGGTAATCGTTGCGTTGTGCGCCACCATTGTAACCCTCTACTGGCGAGTACCCACCTGCGTTACCTGTTCCAGCAGTTGCGTATCCAACTCCTGCGCCACCACCTGATCCACCGTTTGTTGCAGCAGCAGCAGTACTAGCACCTCGCCCACCACCAGTAGCAGAAACAGTGCCACTTAAGGTAACGATAGATGAGTTCCCACCTGCAGTCTGACCACTAGTTGCAGCAACCGAAGTACCTGCAGCACCAACAGTCACCGTATAAGAAGCACCAACAGTAAAAGTAGATGCAATTAGGTTACGAACACCACCTGCACCGCCACCACCACCGTATCCCCTGCCCGTTCCCCCACCGCCTGCGACAACAATGACATCAGCGTTCGTTACAGGTGCAACCCAAAAACCTGATGAAGTAAAAATGTGCCACTTGTATGATGCGCCTATATAGAGAACACCGCCACCTGCAAAGTCCGTAAAATAAGTTTTTGACGGTTGTGATGGTTGCCAACTCTTTAGATACTGCCCAACATCTTGACGGATTCTAGACATTATGCAATCCTATTGACATATCCAAACAGCGAAATCTGACTTCCTGTGGCAGCAAACGCACGAACTACTTTGGCTGTTGCGTTACCCTGTAAGACAAGACCAGCACAGACAAGAACCAAGCCAGCCTGACCAAGAACGGATGTTTTGATTACATCTTTCGGCGCAGTCACACCACCGTACTCAATCGTGAGCAAGATAGATGTTGCGCTGTTGTTATATGCGTACAACCAAACTTCGTCAATCGTGGCAGGTGTAGTTGATGCCGTGTGTATTGCTGTACCTGCTGTTGCTGTAGCAGTAACCAAAATGCCTAAACCATCTCCTGTAGTACCTGCTGGTTGTAACGCTAACTTTGTAAATGTTGCCATTGATTTCTCCTATGAAAAGACTTGTACGCCTATGACAATTTGATCGCTGTCACCTGCTGATGAACTCGCAACGTTTGCCCAAGCACTGCCGTCATAGTATTGCACGACATTTGTATCCATCAGGTAACTGACCATGCCTTCAGCAAGTGTTGGTTCACCCGCACCACCGAACGCTGCTGTACGGGCTGCTTCATCAGCGAACCTCATAACGGCTTGATCCATCAGATAGGTATTGACCTGTGCTGCAGTGAGTACAGCCCCACTGGTAAAGAGTTTTGCGCCTGCGCCTGCCATAGTGCCTCCTAGTGTAACACTTTAAGTTAGTGCGTTCGTTGAGTCCATCACGCCAAAGGTTGCGTCATCTAGCGTGAATGGATAAACGAGGTCAGCTACAGCTAGTCCGTATTCAACTGTATGCGAGCTAGGTGTTATGACATGGCGGATGTTCTCAATGCTGTATTCTTTTGTCACGCTGGCAGGGGTTCCAGTTGGGTAGGTGCGTGTGATGCTGACAACATCAGCTAGATCAACAGCAGTCAGAACCCCCTGATTGCCTGAACTCAACGGATTGTAAATTGTTTGTAGTTTGTCAAACCTGTACTCAGGCAACTTGTACCTGTCTAACAGATCGGTTGCCAGCGTCAAGGCTGCAGCATCATCTACCAGCAACAACGCTGAAAGATTGAGTGTTGAAATCCCATATTCGGTTTGTGATGCCACATCATTAACTGTTTGATCTGTTCCACCCTCAACAGAACACACCACTTTGTTGTATAGGAACTCTTGCCCATACATGACAGACAGGCTGGTGTACGGGATGTTAGATCCAGTGTCGGTGAAGTATGCGCTTGGTGTAGCAAACGAGGCTGCAATCCGATCCGTAAAAGTTAGATCTCCGTTCGCTGCAATAAAGAAATAGCCTTGTTCGCTGGTAGCTACCGATTGCAGATAGGTAAGAACATTTGTGTTTCCTGCGATCTCAAAAGTTGCGCCACCGCCCAATGTTGCTGAACCTGTATCAATATCTCTGGTGGCAGGATAACCAACTTCTGGCAGATCAAGAATTGTTGTGACCCGTGTTCCAGATAGTTCCTGCGTAGGCGTTATCGGTGACTCTGTGAATGTGTTAGCCAGCAGCACGAAGTCATCTGACGCTGTGATAGTTACATAACTGTTTTCGCTGGTGGCGTTCGGATTGTTTGGCTCATACGAAACATCTATGTCCGTGATACGCCCCGTGAACAACGCAACTCCATCAGAGAACACAGATACTTTTCGGCGGGGCGCAACACCAGAAACTCCAAGCGTGCTGTTCCAATATGGCGAACTCTCATTGATTGGGTCAAACCTGCGATCACGATTCAGCAGGCGCACGCTGAAAGTTCCAGCGTTGAAGTTCTGTAGCTGGTCAGAGCGACCCCGTGAAATAGAAATGTCTTGGGCATACGGGGAAACATCATCACCGATCAGAGTTCCATCAAGAAAATCCTCATCCAGAACACCAAGTGCAGCATCATCCAGCGTGAAGGGATTTACGGGAAACCCCAACTCCATGAAGATCTGGATGTTTTCTCCCCACGCCATTGTTGCCATAGTTAGGCAACCTTTAGTGGGAGCGCACCGTTTCTGCGCTGGTAGCGGGTTAGCACATCAACAATTTCATCACCAAGTTTCGCAGGATCAGTACCCATACCAGCGTTGATCGTGACATTGATAGTCATACCTGACTGCAATTTATCTAACGGTATGATCGCCTCTGCACCAGCCTCACCTGCAAGAACTTGTGTCGGCTTCGTAATAATTCCACCCTGCGCCATAGCCAAACCCTTAGCTTTGTAATCTGCATACAGTTTCGGAAAGTCTTTTTTCGCTTGCGTAACAGGCGTAGCAGATGAAAGAGCCTTAGAGTTCGGATGCAACGCACGAACAGCCTCCATGAACGAACCAAACAAACCACCCGTTGCTTTCGGTGGTGGTGCTACACCAACCTGTGCTTCTGCTGTAGCTGCAGCACCAGCCCCAACAGTTCCCCGTGCTTCTTGCGCTTTCTCCTCAGCCTCACGCAAACGATCCACTGCTTCTGTCTGGCGTTCCAACGCTTCAGTTACCGCATCAGTTGCATCTACCTGAGTTTTCTTTGCATCATTCAGTTTCTCTAATGCTTCCGTGTATGCGTCACTGCCTTCTTTAGCACCATTAACTGTTTCATCTAACAGTGTCTCTGCTTCGGTCAGCGCATTAGTTGCCTCAACCTGAGACTCAGTTGCATCCTTAACACCAAGTTTTGCTTCTGCAAGTGCGATCTCTGCTTCACGGATCGCCTGAGCAGATGATTCAGGATCAAGGCGAACAGCAGCCAAATCCTGTTCCGCTTTAGTAACAGCGAACACTGAACCCTCAACATCGTAACCAGCTTTTTCAACAGCCCCCTGAGCCTTGCGGAGAGCCAACTGACGATCCTTTGCCTGCTTGCTGTTAGCCCCATAACCAGCTACAACCTGATTGAAATATGCCTGTGCATCAGTGAGCTTCAATGTTGCCTCAGCGAGACTGGTGCGTGATTTCAGCAACGACTTGTCAGCATCACGAGCAGACTTCTGTGCCGAACTCATGCCTTTCAATGCGTCAATATATTTTTCTAGTTTCTGTTTCGCAGTCTCAACCGCTTTTGCTGCACCGCCACCGCCACCACCGCCATCTCCTCCAGCAGCAGAAGCGACAGCTTTCATAGCCTTAGCCACCTTTTGAACTCCGCCTTCTTTCTCTGCCATAGCACCAGCGACCTCAGCAACACCACCGATCTTTCTCTTTGCTGTATCTGCAGCGTCCCCGATACCTGTGAACGCCATATATCCAAGCGTTCCGATCTCCTCAATGTCTGCACCGAAAAAGTTTGCAGCCTTGATCAGCAGGTTGATTCCAACGATAGCTACATTTATAAATGTCACAAAATAGTTATACACACCTGCGATTGCGTTCATCACAACGAACTTAAGGATCTCGCCAAGCGTGTTCACGACTTTGCGCACAGCATCAAACTTCAAATACAACGCAGCTAGAAGCACTACTAATGCAATCACAGCTGCAACAGTTATCCCGATTGGGTTTGAGAACAAAGCAACATTGAACAAGTTTTGTGAAATCGTTGCAGCGATAGAAACCAAACGCAGAGCTACAAACGCTGTTGTCAAAGCAAGTATGGTGTTCCCGAACGCCCCCATGTTCGTTGTTGCGTTAAGGAATGTTCCAGCCAACATCTGCATCCCTGCGCCGAGACCCTTTTCACCAACAGTTTCCCCAAACTTCGTGGCGTAAGGAACAACTTTGTTGATCATAAAATCAGCGAACTTCTCAAACAGTGGCAACAACAGTGTTCCTAGTTCATCTCGCACATGACCAAACGCAGCACCAATCTTGAATGTTGCTGTAGCCGTTGCCTCTGCAGTACCACCAACCTGTGTTTCAATCGCCTGCAACAGCAGCTCTTGAGCCTCATACATTTTCCCTGACTCAACCAACGCTTTGATTTTCTCTTTTTCTTGCGCAGTGAAAGTCACACCAGAACGAGCAAGAGCTGTAATACCTTTGATCGGATCGTTCAGAGCTTTACCTAGTTGAACAGCGTTCTGTGTTGCCTCACCGAAACCTGCAGCCTGCAAGTCCAACGCTGATTGTGTTGCCCGATCAAACAAACCGCCAGTGACATTTGCTTCCTGTGCGATCTCCTTGAATGTAAGCAGTTTGCTTTGAACATCCTTGATGGATTCTGCGAGGATGCCGAACTTATATTCACCCTTGTCACCGATTTCAATGAGGCGTTTAGTTACAGCGTCAGTTTGCGCACCGAACAACCCCATTGTTTTATTGACTGCAGCAAGGCGATCATCAGCCTGCTTAGCGAACTCTGCACCCTTAACGAAGTTGAGAGCAACAGCACCTAAACCAGCAGCAGCTAGACCGCCATACTTAGCAACATTTTTCAGCCCGTTGGTTGCAGCTTTGTCAAATGTGCGCAGACCGAATGTTGCCTTGTTTCCAGCACCCTCAATCTTCTGAAAATCTTTAATAGCCTTACTGATGCCCTTGCTATCAAATGTACTGACTATGTTTACGCCAACTGCCATAGTGTTATCCGTTCAATCGTTTCTGGACATCAGCATCTATTTTACGGATTGAGACTTCAACTGCTTTCTCAATAAGAGGCAAATGTTTTTCTGTTGCAGGATACATCACACGGGAACGATACTTTCCCTGTTTCGTTTTGACTTTCAAATGTTTGTCTAGGTTGGCAACGAACTTCTGTCCTGCACTAGCACCAGATCCACGCCCGCTACCAACAACAGATCCAGCAGCATCAAACACTTGACCTCCAGCATCCGACTGTTGCAAACGGATCAACCCATGCTGCCCAACGCCGTTTGGTTTCTTCGTTGATACAGCAACACGAACTTTGCTTTTCGCTGCAGCCCCCTTGTATTCAGGCAACCGTGACTTGCCTTTGCGCCCTCCAGATGTGTGCCAGTTTAACAACGGCTCTGTAGGGAACTCCCGACCAACAGCATCAGCAGCAGGCTGTGCAGACAATTTCAGATCTTTCTCAATGATCGTGTATGCGCTGCGTTCATATTTTCGTAGCTCTGCCAGAGTTTCACGCACACCATAAACTTCAATTTTCATTCCCATAGTGTGCAGATACTACTACCGTTTGCGATTAGCCCGTTCAGCTCGCTTCGTTAGATAGTCCAACATCGCTTGCAGCATCACATCACTTTCATCTAGCAACGCTGTTGGCGCAATGCCTGTCTCACAGGCTAGGAAGGCAACGATCCAGTGTGCGGAATCGTCACCTAATCGGCTTTTGGGGCTTCTGGTTCCTCACGCATCTCAACCGTGACAACAGTGTTGATCCAATCAGGGTCAAACTTCAAGCTGGTTTTGCGTGTGCGTGTCTCACTATGCCACGCCAACCATGCAAGATCTGTTAGGCGAATCTCTGTTTCAAAGCGGGCAACGCTGCGTGACCATGTGCGCTCAAACGCAACGAAGTCAGCGAACACAGCATCAACATCAGCCTTTGTGCCGTCATTGAACTCAACCATCAAAGCAATTTTCATTGCAGTCTCCTTCTAATTGTTTGTATTACTTATACTGTTTTGACTAGCGTGCCACCAGTAAAGGTAAGCGAAGTCATTGCTAGCTCTCCAACCGTTGCCGACACAGGTGTGTGGCTTGACAAGAATGTTCCAGTGACAGTGTAAAGAGGGTTTGTTGCGCTGGTTGCAGCCGAACTTGCACGGACAGTCACGCTTGTTTGTGTTCCCACCAACGGGAAAACTGTCGCTTCAACATTTGCTGCAGCGAAGTCTTGCATGAATTCAATCGTGATCGTGTTGTTCTGCAAGCCACCGATAAATGAACGGTTGCCTCCGAACGCAGTCACTTCAACTGATTCAACTTCATAATTGAGTTCAACAGAGTTCGCCCTGTTGCTGAGTACAACACCATTAACAGTGATATCTGCGTCTTTGAGAACTAATTGAGCCATGATTATTTTTCCGTTTCGGTTGTTACTGACTTAGAGATTTTGGAATTGACCTCAGCGATATGACCGCCTTGAACCAACGCCTCAATGTTACACCCATCCAATGCGTCACTGTCCAGCAGCTCGCCTTGTTTGCCTGCAGCAAAGTTGTCGCTTAATACTTTGTAACTTGCCATGTGATGTTTCCTATCCGTGAACTTCCACTTGCATTTGAATAACTAGAAACTGTGCGCCTCCAGCATCAAGGC